ATAACTGACGAAGCCGAGTTTACAGAAAAGATAAAAGGCGAAATAATTGACGCATTAACAACTTGGATTCCATATGTTGGTATAACACAACTTGAAGTTAAGTTTAATATGACTGATGATGGACGAGTTGCAGAACCGGACCATGCTATTGGAATATTCCTTGAACTCAAAATCGTCGGTACAAACATATATTTACCGATTCAGATATTTATATCTGACACGGGCAATTTGAGAATCCAAGAGGCACAAAACTAATGGCTGATTTAGTAAAAAAAGACATACGGTATCTCTCACGAGATTTCCCTTCACTTAAACAGAATCTTATAGATTTTGCTAAGAACTATTTTCCAGATACATATCAAGATTTTAATGAATCATCTCCTGGTATGATGTTTTTGGAAATGGCGGCATATGTTGGTGATGTTCTATCATACTATACAGATACATCTTTACAAGAGTCTCTTATTTTACAAGCATCTGAACGTCAGAACATTTTAAATATTGCCCAGTCTCTCGGATATAAACCAAAAACAAATATCGCTTCTAATGTAAAATTAGATGTGTTTCAAATAGTTCCGGCAATAGGTTCTGGTATATCAAATAGACCCGATTACTCTTACGCATTTGCAATAGAACCTGGAATGGTTGTTGCATCCGATAATAGAAATATAACAACTGAATTTAGAACAACAGATTATCTTGATTTTAGATTTTCAAGTAGTTTAGACCCATTAGAGGTAACTGTATTTTCAGTATCAGATACACCACCATTTGAACCAACATATTATCTTCTTAAAAAATCAATAAGTGCTGTTTCTGGTGTTATTAGGTCAAAGACATATTCGTTTGGCGAACCAAAGCCATACGATAAGATAGAGCTTGAAGATACAAACATAATAGACATATTGTATGGTATAGATTCAGATGGAAATAAGTGGTATCATCTACCATTCTTAGCACAAGATACAATCTTTGAACCAACACCAAATATATCAAGAAACGATAGAACATTGTCAACATATAGAGACGAAACTCCATATCTTTTGAAGTTAAGAAAAGTTTCGAGAAGATTTGTAACAAGACAACTTGATAATGGAAAAATAGAAATTCAATTTGGTGCTGGTGTTTCTGATTTAGACGATGAATTACTTGTACCAAATCCTGATTTAGTAGGAAACTCTCTAACAGGAATAGAAAGTCCTTCTTCTGGAGATATTGACCCATCAAATTTTTTGTACACGAAAACATACGGACTTGCTCCAAATAACACAGATATTACGATATACTATACAACTGGTGGTGGTATCAAAGACAATGTTCCAAGTGAAACAATAACAAGACTAAAATCTCGTTCGATTGTTTTAGATGAAACAGGATTGTCTCTTCCATTATACAATCAGGTACTTGGTAGTTTGGCAGTAACCAATCCAGAACCAGCTGCTGGTGCAAAACAAGGAGAAACAGTAGACGAAATTCGTCAAAATGCTCTTGCTTATTTTGCCTCACAAAATCGTGCGGTCACAAAAGAAGATTATATCATCAGAACATATAGTCTTCCACAAAAATATGGTGGTGTTGCAAAAGCATATATCACAAAAGATGACCAATTGACAGTAGACTCTGTTTATAATTCTGACAGAGTTGCAAATCCTCTTGCATTAAATTTGTATCTTCTTGGATATGATGCATTCGGTAAATTAACAAGAATAAACGATGCAACCAAAGAAAATTTAAAAACATATCTTGGTTATCATCGAATGTTAACGGATGCAATCAATATAAAAGATGCTTACATAATTAACGTCGGTATTGAATTTGAAATAATAACGATGCCAGACCAAAACGGTAATCAAGTCATCCTTCGTTGTATTGATAGATTAAAACAATACTTTGATATAAAGAAATGGCAAATAAATCAACCGATAGTCATAAGCAATGTATTTACAGAATTAGACAAGGTAGTCGGTGTACAAACAGTAGTTGATGTTAGATTTACAAATCTAATCGACCCAGATATTGGTTATGCTCCGAATGCGTATAATATTCAACAAGCAACAAAGGACGGTATTATATTTCCATCGTTAGACCCGTCTATCTTTGAAATAAAATACCCAGATAACGATATAATTGGTAAAGTGAGGGCATTTGGATGATATACACCATATACGCTCAAAAAGATGCAACCATCTATGAGAGAACCGAATCTCTAAATACAGGCACAGACCAAATACTTGAGCTCAAACACGAGTATGTCAATAATACAGACATTTACAATAGTAGATTTCTTTTAAAGTTTGACACATCAGAATTACAATCGAAAATAAATTCTGGAAAAATTTCTTCAAACGCCAAGTATTATCTCTCTTTAAGAACTGCAGAAGTTAACGAAATACCACAAGAATATGAAATCTATGCATATCCTGTAAGTTCTTCTTGGTACAATGGTACTGGTAAGTATTTCAATAAACCAATTACAACAGATGGTGTATCTTGGAAATATAGAACATCAAGAGCTGTTGGGATTGAATGGGATATACCACCAGCAACTTCAAGCTATGAATGGGATAATATATCGGACTCGTGGATTGATTCTGACATTTTATTTGGTTCAAACATCACTGCAGATGTTACATCTTCATATTTTACAAACGAAGGAGGTGGAACATGGTGGACATGGGATGGGGCAGAGTGTACTCAATCTTTTGTTTATCAATCATCAGACGTTTACATGAATGTTACTTCTATTGTAAATAAATGGATAACTGGCTCTGGTAGATTTCAAAATGATGGTATGATTGTTAAATTCAGTAATGAAATAGAATCATCAAATCAAACAATAACAAGTTTAAAATTTTTTGGTGCAGATAGTAACACAATATATGTACCAAGAATACACGTAGTATGGGATGATTCAACTTTTTCTACAGGAAGTTTAACACCGGCAGACTCTGATAATCTTGTATTGAATGTAAAATTAAAAAAACAATATATCGAATCTGAAAAGGCAAAAATCAGAATATCTTGTAACTCAAGATACCCTCAAAAAACATACACTACTCAGTCATACTATACACAGGTGTATTATTTACCATCTTCTTCATATTATGAAATTAGAGATGCACATACTGATGAGATAATTTTACCATTTGACACGATTGGGTCAAAAATAAGTTGTGACTCCGAAGGAAACTATTTCAATATTTGGATGGACTCTTTCCAACCGGAAAGATTTTACAGAGTAGTAGTAAAAGTAGAATATGACGGAGGTGATAACGTACAAATTTTTGATAACAATTATTACTTTAAGGTTGTAAGATGAGTCAGCAAATAGACTTGGTAAAGTTTCTATTTTTGGCAGATGTTGACATTAGTCAAGCAGAATACATACTTGACAATTTTTCTAATTTTACTATGCCAACCTATGAAGACTTTTTTACATTCTTCAAAAATAACGGTATAACATTAAACAGATACAAAAGAAGAACACCCGACGACCAAATAGAATTGATAGAAAAATTCAAGGCATTTAAACAGTCTTACGAATATGAAATCATAAAGAAATATATTGAAGAAGAAAAAAAATTAAAAACACTTCTTGGTTCCAACGACCCAAATCTAATAAGTCAAGCACTTTCAGATACAGTTTTAAAGTATAAGTTAGATGTTTTTGATTATTACATTGTACGAAAAGTATTAACAGGTAATGAGTTCGGTGTTTTACCATCGGAACAATTAAAAGAAACTTTGTCTCAATTAACAACACCAACTGACCAATTTCCAATGGATGGTGAGTTAATTCGTGATGAAGAACAAAGAGTGGTTTCTTATGAAAACATATTGAGAAATTCTGGACAGGTGATGGTTCCAACTAGAGATGAAAGATATACCACTTCTAGATTTGAATACATCTTACAAAGAAATTTTGAGTCACTACCAGATGCGGTAAATGCAAATAAGAATGTTCTAAAACGTTTTGCAGAAGCAAGATTAAATCCGGCAACTGCCCAACAGGATATACAACAGTTCTTATCTGATGTTCAAAACTTAAAACTTGTTATGCCAAATTCAGTTGCTAGTTTAGAAGCTCAAATTGATAGATTATCGAACATAATAAAGGCAAAACAAGAATTGATAGATTCTATGGTTAGTTCTGAAATAGAACATGAAGCATTTATAGATTCTATTGCATTGGATAATGTTGGTAAAGATAAAGAAATTGATAATAAAAATGAAACAATACAAACATTGGAAACCGCTGTTAGTGGTACATTAGATGATTTACAAAAGAATATCGCTCAACAAATGGACAATATGACCATGGCGATAGATACATTAGCTGGAAATCTTGTAAATCAAGCAAATGCTGCAAATGGAGCTCAAGACCAACTAATTGCATCACTTAACGCACAAATAACATCATTGAAAACTGAAAATGATTCTTTAGAGAAGAGAATAAACGATTTGATAACAAAGAATAATCTTAAAATTTAAGTAAATGGCTAATTTTGAATATAAAAATATTGATGAAATTTTATCTACGTCGTTACCAATTCGAGGTATTCGTGTTGGTTTAGATGATAATGGACTTTTAGAAAAAGTAAGTTATCCTTTTACGATAGATCCATCTGACCCAAAATTAAATAACTTTGAGTTTCATGTATTTTTACCAAACGGTGCATATATTGGAACGGTTTATAACTTACAGTCATGGAAATTAGACACATCAATTGTATCAAATCCCAATGTAGTTCTCGATATACACCGAGATATGAGAAGGTCTTCTCTTTTACCCGGTGTTTATAAAGTAGTCTATAACTTTTTTAAAGACGTAGTTGGTGGATATAGTCAGCCAGTAAAACTTTTTGTATCGGATATATCCCAGGATAGGTCAGAATTAAAAGTTTCATTGATAAATCCTGATTCTACCGATGGTAAAGAACAATTAAAGCGATTTGTACTTAAATACCTAAATCCGTCAGACATTATTCAGTCTTATGTTTTGAACTTTGGTGAAAATAAAATTTCAAACATAATAAATGTAACATCGGATGGATTTCAAGAAAGTTTTTATGTAAAATTATACGAACCACTTCCTGAAGATTTAGATATTTTTGCAGAATGTTGGGTGTCCGAAGAATTTATGAAACCGTACATAGAGACGGTAAATTATATTGCTGAAGAAATACCAATACAAATACCAGAATTAAAAGGTCCAAATTTCGAAGTCGATTACGATTATTGGACAACAACAGAAACTGAATATAAGTCTTGGAATGAAATTTTATCCGCAAATGTCCAAACTTCTCAAGAAATATTGGACAGATATATTTCTTCTAGTAATATTCCAGTTCAACTTAATGTAAATTATCGAGAATTTGAAAACTTTGTATTTTATTCATCTGCTGAAGATAGAATAAACAATTTTGTTTATAAAGTCGAATTACTTGAACGGTATAATAACGAGTTAAATACTCTAGCAACTTATACTGGTTCAATTGGTTCAAATACAACAAAAATACGTGGGTTTAGAGATAGGTTAATATCTGGATTTGATAATTTTGAAAAATGGTTGTACTATGAAACGACTGGAAGTAACTATTATACAAGTCAAGCCACCGCATCA